GTCTAATTCTGCTTTTAATTCCTTAATCGCATTTACTAAAGTTGCATAAATAGCATCTTTTTCTAATCCTAAAAACTTAGTTTCATCTCCAAATTCTTTAATAGCATCAGGCATTATTTCTTGTACTTCTTGAGCTATAAATCCAAATTGTAAACCTTGATTTATATTGTCTTCTTTCCAATTATAACTAACTGGTCTAAGTTTTAAAATATCTTTTAATCCGTAAGTAATAGTTTTAATATCTGATTTTAGTCTACTATCTGAAGGATTTGTACTTGTTAAAGAACCAGCATTAGAATAAACTAATCCAGTTCCTAGAGTATTTGAAAAAATAACACCAGTGCCACTTACTCTAAATGTATTTGTAGCTCCAGTTGAGTTATAACCATCAATAAGATTATTAGTTCCTCCAGCTTGAATATACATTCCATACCCAGAAGTATTTGTATTTGTAACAGTAAATCCATAATCAGCTAAATCTACGCTAACGTTGACTTTGCCAGTTAATGTGCCACCACTTTTAAGTAAATAAGGTGTTAAATCTGAAGTTAAAGCGACTGTTCCAGAAGCATTAGGAAAATTAATTATTCTATTAGCAGTTGCATTTGTGCCTAATAACTCTACATAATTAGAAGCTATATTTGTAGCCCCATACAATCTTAAAACTGGTGTTAATAATCTATTAACCGCAGTATTAAAAACTAATTGAATAGGATTGTCGCTTACTCCTCCTCCATTCATAGTAAGTGTACCATTATAAATAGAGCTTCCAGTAACTTGTAATCTTTCTCCAGTATTATTAGTAGCACCAATAAGAAGGTTTCCGCCACCAGTTAAGTACATTTTTTGGCTTAATACTGCACTTGAGTAAGTATCAAAAGCTAATCCAGTAACGGAGCTACTTGTAGAACCTGATTCGCTAATAGACCTAATAGCTCCCCTATTTGCTGCTGCTGAGGTATCACTTGAATAAAAAATTAAAGAGCCTATTATATCTCCAGCAATCCAACCTGAACCATTAAATGAATTAGTTAATCTTAAAACTGCGCCATTTGCTCTATCATTTTTTGAAATATCTACATCTCCAGTAACTTGTAATTTATAAGAATTATCTGTTGATGAACCAATTAATAAATTACCAGACAAATAGTTATTTGCAGAACCTGACATATAAATATTCCAAACTCCTGAAGCTGAAGCTAAACCTCCCCAAAATCCATAATTTGCACTAGCTCCAGTCATTGAAGACTGAACACTAAATCCATATTGGGCAGTTATTGTACTGCCTGCCCCTATACTTGGTAAAAATGCTCTATAATGATACAAAGAGCCGATAGTAGAGGATGCAGCAACAGAAGGATTTGATGTATTTACATAGGCATTTGTTACATCTGATTGAATTATGCTATCTTGAAGAATACCATAAGAGTTTGATGCACCTGTAATATTTTTAGTAATTCTAAGATTATATCCTGTTAAAGAAGTTGAACCTATACCCAACGAACCTGCTAAGTAGTTGTTAGCAGTACCTCCCATATATAAATTCCAAGCACCTGTTGCTGCTACTAACTGACCAAAAAAACCATAGTTATTTGTAGCACCTACTAAAGTAGATGCAGCAAAAAAACCAAATTGACTATCTACCGTTGCTCCTGCTCCAATAGTTCCTTGAGTTGCTGCATAATGATATAATCCTGTAATTGTAGATGATGCAGCTACTGAAACACCTGTGCTAAATGCTCTTGCATTACTAACATCAGATTGAATAGTGCCATTACTTGTTACTCCTACCGATAAGGTTGCACCTGTTATATTAGCACTTACTAATAAATTTCTTCCTGTTAAAGAACTTGTGCCAATACCTAATCCTCCGCTTGAAATAGTTGTATTAGAACCTAATGTAATTAATGTACCACTATCTTGGATGTTGCTGTCTGTAATTGAAGACGTGCTATTGAACTTGGGTACGTAGTTTATCGTGCCTGAGCCCGTAATTGGAGTGCCTCCTAAAACCGTTGCAATGCTTTTATTTTTCCAAAGGCTTGTTGATGATTCGTAAAACAATCCATCGTTATTAGCTTTTGAAGAAATAGCTACATCATGAATCTCATCAAGCTCATATCCGTTTTGAATCTTAACCTCAATCTGTCCTAAAGTCGGATGTGATCTAGTTACAACACCAATATAAACTAAGTGAGCAGGTGCTAATTGTTTTGTCGTTGTATATTCTCCTGCGGTAGTAGATGAAAGATATAATTGTACTCCTTCACTTACTGCGCTTGTATCTAAGCCAGTTATATCGCCAACACAAACAACATAGCCATTTGAGTTATTAGAGATGTTAGCTTGGCACATTCCAAACGTTTGTGCCGATGTAGAATCTCCAGTCGCAATTGCTTTTGAAACCGTTGGCTTATTTCCAGTCGCTCCCGAAATATAAACAATCGTGCCTTTTGTTAATGTCGCTCCAGTTGTATTTCTAACTTCACGAACTAACGTGCCTGCTTGTCCTGCTACTGGAAACGTAATTAATGAGCCATCTCCTGCAATGTATTGAGTTGTATCCCCAGTCGGATCATCAAACTTAGCATTTAAAGCAGATTGTAAATCAGTTTGAGAGCTTAAAGTTCCAGTTATTGCACCCCATACCGCAGTTGAATCCGCAATCTCAATGTAAGCAGAGCCTGACCAACGATAGATTTTATTCGTATCTAAGACTACATAAATCTTACCAGTTTCGCCAGTTGCAGGAAGTGCTGCATAATTAGCAACCTCTACAATATCATCAACATAAGAAGGTAATTGAGAAGATGGAACTTTGCCACCTACTAAATCAGCCTTTGCATCTAAAACCGTTTGCAAATCAGTTTGATCTGCTAATGTGCCAGTAATATCGCCCCATTCAACTCCAAAGTTGCCAGTTAATGAGTTGATATTAATTTCAACTAATGTAGGTGTTACGTTAAGCGTAATATCCTCTCTATTGTCTATTATATTGACATCAATTATCTCATCTGTTGCTTGAGATGTGATTTCAATTGTATTGGTAGTTTCGGTAACTATGATGTCTATAATATCTTCCATTCTTAGCGAGTAACTTCTGGTGTAACGTTAAATCCTCCTTTTACATACGTTCTAACTTCTCCACTAGCTAAAGTGAATTGAATATCATAAACGTAATTAAAGACTTCGATGTCAATAATTTGAGCATTGATTTTAAATTGACCTGCTGAAGCACCAGTAATTGTGATGCCTGCTGAAGATACAGATGTTAAAGCAAGAGCAGGAGAAACATCTGAGTAATTCTTACGCAATTGCATTTTGATTGTCGCACCAGTTAAGTTGATAGCCGTGCCGTTCTTTTTAACCTCAAAAGCTACTTCACTAAATGTATCGCCTTTTGTATGCGTGAAATTAAGAGCCATTTTCTATTTTGTTAAGGTAAACCTTTAATTTTTTAACGTTCTTTTGTTTAGGAGCATAACACTTTTTAGATGTACCTAAAACTGCTTTTATTTTTATTTCTTCCATTTAGCCAGCCGTGTAAATTGCCTCTATATCCTAATCTTCTAATTAAATCATTGATCGAATCGTAGATTTCTCCAGTTTGCTCATCAATTACTTTCTTCTTTTTTCTTCCTGAGTTATTAGGACGATAATATAAACCAGTTTCCATACTATGTTTTAAATTCTCGCTATTAGTAACCCATTCTAAATTCTCGACTCTATTGTCGGACTTAATCCCATTTTTATGATTAACCTGCTCTTTGTTTTCAGGGTTATCAATAAATGCACTTGCAACTAATCTATGAATTTGATGATTATTTTTGACATCGTTTAAATGTAAACCAAGTCTTAAATATCCTTTTTTAGTAATGCAAGTTTTTAACATTTTTGAATTATAAGTATAAAAAGATTTTCCTCCTGCTGGGCTTGTTCTTTCTACCATTCTTTTAATGCTTCTCACATTTCCTAGATTGCTAACTTCATAACAATCTTCATAACCTACTACATTTTTCCAGATTTCCATATTGTTTTTTTATACAATATAGACAATTATTTACAAAAACCACCCTGAAAACGAACTTTCCTTGTCGGGGAACATATCTGCATTTGAATTCGTGTTATATTCTGGAAAACTTGCTTGATTGAAGCTCATATAATCAATGAATCTTCTTGTGTAATGCTCAGCGATTGAACGCTCTTTTTCAATTAAGAAATCAATCTCAGATTTATCCACGTTTTGAGCATTCTCAGATGAGTGTTTAAATACTCCTTTGCCTGCAAACGTGTAAGCACTAAACGGCATAAACTCTACCATAGACCAATGAATTACCATCGGCTTTATATAAGTATTTAAAAGCGTAGTGTATGGCGATGCAAGATTCCCTGCAACGATTCCATCATTGATTTTGTTGAACAACTTCGTTCCAAGATAGCCTTGAATGTGGATATCTTGAGCCACTTTTACCCATTGAATAAAACGATCTGTGTCGATGTTACCGTTTAATGCGGTAAATCTTACAATGTCATCACGGCTAATAAATAATGCTTGTGCCATTCTTTTAATTATTTGGGTAAAAATCCTTGATTCGGCATATTGATTGGTTTCTCATATACCTTCATTGGATTAGTTGGTAAAATCTCGCCTTGCTTTCTTGCTTGTGCTGGTGTAATCTGTTCAGCTCCTTTTCTTCTAGGATCAGTAAAACGTTTATAAGTTTCACGAGTCCAGAAGTGATGACAAGCTCCGCCTCCTTTGTAAAGGAAAATATCATAGGTATCTGTGCCACGCGGCCCCCAACCTTCATTCGTTTTAGGATTGTTTCCCATACGAATAATATCCTCTTTGCGATATAATTTATTTGCACTAATCATTTTCTTGCAAAACTCACGAGATTTATCTGTGATTTCGCCTGAATATCTGTAACGAGAAGCAAATAGTTTCCCATCTTGCTCAGACTTTAAGTCTGGTCTTGCAACTCCAGTAGTTACAAACTCCCAAACCTTAGCCATCAATGATTTTTCAGGATTATTTAAAGCCTCTAATTCTGCATCTAAGCGTTCTTCATCTTCGTATGATACAACTCGGCTATCAATTAATTCCCATTCGTTAGGATCCATTTCTGCACCAAATTCTTCAACATCTAATTGATCAATATGAGAAGATAACTTCAAACCAGTTTCTTCTTCCATCGCATCCTTAGAGATAACAGGATTCTGATCAATAAACTCCAAAGGTTGTAAAGTCTTAAAGTAAAGATTTAAAGTAACCTTATTGAATCCTAAGATTAAATCTAAAGCATCTAAAATCGTGCCTTGCTTTGGTCTAATAACTAAGTTATCGAATAAGATAGAAGCATTCTTTAATTCATCTGCGTTTGAGCTGAATCCGTTATTAGCAGGGATACCAAATAGCAAGCCTGAAGTAACTGAGTGACCTAATAATATCTTGCCACGAGCTTCTTCACTTAAATACTGATAATGAGCAGGCGCATCGTTCAAAGGAACTGAATCAATAGTCGTTTTCTTAGTTTCATCGCTATTGAAAGCAACTACAACCTTAGCACCGCTAGAGCCAGTTAATTTACGCTTAACATCGGATGCGATTAGGCTTTGTTTCTCCTCATCTGGAACTCCGTTGTTGAAGTTAATAACAGATGTAGGAGAGAATCCGTGTTGCACATCATTAATTAAGAAATCTGCAATCTCCTCTTCTAATTTAGCATAAGGAACTGCACCGATATAATCAACGTTAGAATAATACTTTTGTCCAACGCTATATTCTCCAACACGAAGCAATTCTAGCTTCTTATCTCCATATCCAAACGCAGGGATTCTTTTAGGCGGAAACTTTTTAGTCTCTTCCCAATTATCAGAGTAATAGTATCCAGTAATTTCTCCTTTGTCGTTGCACTTTTCAGCACGAATTAACTGAGCTGGAATGTGTTCTACTCTTACAATCGCATTGCCTTGCTTGTTGTAGATTAATTGGAAATATCCTTGTCCAAGTAAATACTCATCTTGAATAACTTTCTTTAATACCTCAGCACGGAATAACATCTTCATCTGAGCATAGTCATTCGGCTTCTTATTGGAATCCGTAGCATCTAAGCCACGACCATAGATTAGCTTAGTGATTGCATTAATGACTGCGCTATTGGTTGTGCTATTATTGTAACGATCAATCAAATACTGAAAGTAATTGTTGTCATCTCCAAACTCAACCCAGTTATCTCTTTTCGATTCTGTTGTCGTTGGCGGTTTATGAGATTCAAAATTGAAAACGTGAACGTTACTCATAGAAAATTATGTTTTGAGTGCTTTCAACATATTCATCTTTATTCAATGAATAAGTAGCAATCTTTTGGTTTGTGCAAAATACTTTATCACGATAAACTAAATCCTCTCCATCCAAAATTGTCATCTCATAAAAATGCCCTTCTTCTAAAGTAAGGATTTTTGAGAATGTAGAATAGTAAGAATTTGCATTTGTCGTGATTGAATATGTAGTCGAAGCGTTTGTCGTTTCGTTTCTTAAAATTAATGAAGTTCCACTACTTTTTCTAGTAGGGATGAAGCGCACCGTTTGTGCCGTACCTATTTCTTTTAAAACTATCACAATAGATAAACGTTTTTTGAATGGCTTTGTTTTTAAATGGAAAGAGGGACAATCAAGTCCCCCTTTCAAATCATCACAAAAAACAATCTTTGTTAAGATCCTGAAACTACCGTAAATCCAGCAGATGACAATGTAGCTCCCAAGAAGTTAGCAGGAACTGGCTCTTGTCCAGTTAAAACTAAAGTGTATCCTGAAAGATCTCCCATCGCTGCACCAGTTACAATCGTTCCGCCTGAAACTTCCATTCCGTGCTGAAGACCAGCATAGAAGAAGTTGCCATTTGTATCTTCAACGATAACTTGTGGACGTCCATAAGCTAACAATTTGATTTGCTTGTGATCCGCAATAGATAATTTCTTTAAAGTAACGTTTAACGTTTGCTCAAAGAAAGTTGTTCCGTTTTCACGGCTAGAAGTAATAGTTTGCTCGAAGCTAGACGTTCCTTTTAGCTCATATTTATAAGCTGAAGGAGTTCCTGCTACTGCATCAATTACATCGGTATCTGTGCTATCATAAGTATAGCCAGTTGCATCGCCCCAATTCACAAAGTACACGGCTTTTAAACCACCAGTACTGGTTTTGCAAGGCTCAATGCGTCCTAATGAAATATCGCAAGGCATATTGATGTTATTTAAAAATTAAAAATTAGCACCCCGAATTAACGAGGTGCTTTTTTATTTTGCTAATTAGTTAGCTGAGTTAGTGATTCCGTAAGTAACGATATCTTCTACCGCACCGTATTGAACACCAGCAGTTAAACGCATCACAACACGAACGTTTTGAGATCCATCAATATCAGCCATATCAATAACTTTAACCTCAGTCATATCAGACATTAAGCCAGTACCGAAGTATAAGTTGTCTTTCAATGTAGCACAAGCGGTGTTAGAAGCTAAACCGTTTGCAACGAAGATTTTAACACCATCAAATGATAAAGATCCGTTGTTATACCATTGAGTTCCTTGTGTGTTAGTACCGTTAGCACCTAAACCTGAAGCACCAAATCCACCTAAAGCACGAACGTAAGCACGAGCGATGTTTTGAGAGATGTAGATGTTTAAGTTATCATTAGTGTAAAGAGCAGAAGGGATAGCATCAACGATTTTGCCTAATTCAGCAACAACGTTAGAAGCAGTTACAGTAGTACCAGCAACTTCGTTAGCAGTTGGCAATGCAGCATCAGCAGCTAACAATGTCATAATACCATTGAATTCGCCTGCGTTAGCAGTAACACCAGTCCAGATGTTAGTTTCGTTTTTAGCAGCAACTTTAGCAGCAACGTGAGCAACTAAGAAGTCAGCGAAAGACTTTGGTAATACATCAAATGCAGAGTAACCTTGTTGAGCTGATAACCAATCTGAATGAAAATCTTTCTTGCAAAGTTGTAAGTTTACTTGGAATTCTTCTGGTTGTAAAACACGCTCAGTAAGAGTTACAGTTGAAGTTGCAGTAAAATCACAAGTAGCATCTTTCAAGATTGCATCAGTAGCAATTTTCTTGATAACTTCTTTGTACTTTACGTTTGGTTTGATCTCGATACCACCGTTGTCGATAGTTGGAGAAGACAATAATGCTGCTGCGATAATTTTATCTTTAAACTCGCCAGCGTAAGTTGTTGTGATTGACGTTGTAGTTGCCATTTCTTATTTTAATTAATTTAGTTGAACAATTTGTTGTAAACTGAATCTTGAATGTTTTTTGTGCGATTCTTTGCATATCTAAAACCTTCAGGCTTGATTGCTGATTCAGGGTTAAATGAGATTGGCTCAGCAGCTTCTTCTTCAGTAGCTAATTGAACTTCTTCTTCTTTTTGTTGAGCTGCTAATTTCAACGCTTCAATTTCAGCTTTCAATTCAGCAACTTGTGCTTCAAAGAAAGTTTCTTTTGAAACTGATTCAACAATTCTTTTAGGTTGTGGTGCAGATGGCTCAGCTTCTAATTCAGGTGCAACTGCTTCTTCTGGAGCAACTTCAACCTCAACTTCAACTTCTGGCTCTTCTGCTTTGATCTCAGCAATAATGCCTTCAACCGCAACAACAAGAATCATTCCATCTTCCAATTTGTACTCTCCTACTGGCATCGGAACGATACCATCTGGAGTCACAATGCCAATAGAGTAATCAGGCTCGAATGCTTCAGCTTCTACAATGGTAATGCCATCTTCTAGCTTCATTTGAGCAAGTTTTACCTCTAAGGACAAAAGTGCCTTGATTTGGTTTAACTTGTTTTTGTATTCCATTTTATTTATTTGTTTAATTTACTAGCTTCCAGAGCCTACCGTTCTTGGCTCGTTTGTGTTAATTACTAATGAAGATCCTTGTCCTTCTAAAGCACCAATGCCTTGATTGATTTCTTCTCCTTTGCAACACTCCTTTGAGTATGTGCCATCTTCACAAAGGCAAGCCTCTTTATTGCTTGCTTGTGGACTTGTTTTTTTACTTGCCATCTTTTAAGATATTTAAGATTTCGTTTATTAAATTCTCAGCTTCTTCTTCTTGCAAAGACATTTCTAATTTGTCTGCAAAATATCCTTCGATTGAGAAGCCTTTATATTTACCTTCTTTAGCATCTGACCAAACCTTGTCATCTTCAATCTTCATTGAAATCATCCAAGTTCCTTTCGGTAATTCAAATCCGTATGCTTTAGACTTATCCATTTCTGGATTGTCAATTATCCACGATTCAACAACCGTTGCGCCATCAAATTTAGTCTTGTGATCTAATGTAGCATTCGATTGATTGCCTTTTTGCAAGAATAATTCACTTGCTTTCTTAACCGTGTTCTCAGAAAAGAAAACATAAAACTCATCCTTTCCGTGCTTACGGTATATTTGCTTATTAGGAATCAATGCCGCACCCATTAAAATGCGCTTCTCAGCATCAACTTCTGCTAAGTCCATCTTGTACTCTTTCGCTAGTGCTATAAAGTTTTCTTCGATAGCAGGCGCATCAACGAGGCTAACCGCATCAATGCCATCCATATCTTTTTCGATAACTAATTCAACTATTCTCATATCGCATAAACGTTTAAAAATTATCCTTGTTTTATTTTCACTATCCTAAAGTTGCAGATTTCACGATATTTCTATCCAAAGCCTGCTGAGTAGTTACATCTCTTGAAACAACATAAGCCTTAACTGGTGCTTGTGATTGTTGCCCAATAGTTTGTGCAATTTGGTTTGCGCCTGAATTTCCTACTACGTTAAAAGTAGGTGCAGCAGGTGCTGATGCCGATACTGAACTACTAGCACCAGATGTGCTACCTGAAGCTAAAATAGCTTTTGCTTGACTTGCCGCACCTAAAACTGCTCCAATTTGTTGTGCAAAAAATATAGGGAATGCAAGACCAGCTCCAGGCCCAGCGGCTAATGATGCTTTTTGGGCAATATCCAAACCTTGAATAAATCCTTTTGCAGTACCTACCGCAATGTCTAATAATGCAAATGCTTTTGCCTCTGCACTACCTTGCTCAAACAAACCAGACAAAGATTTTAATATACCTTGTATCGCATCCAAGAATCCTAATTGAGCTGCTAATCTTGCATCTAAAATCTTTTGTTCTTCCTCAGCTGCTTTTGCATTTACTTCGTTTTGTTTTTTTGCTCTTTGTGTTTCAAGCAAAGCGTATAATTCATTTCTCTCTCCACCCGCCTGAGTAATTCTGTCAATTTCTTCCTTTTGTCTTCTATACCAAAGATTTAATTTTTGTTGCTCAGATTCCGCTTGGACATTCTCATTTTCTAAAATGTATTTATCACGAAGTTCCGCTATTTTCTTTTGTTGTTCTTCGTATGCAAAAATTTCATCAATGAGAGCTTGAGTATATTTATCAAGATATTCATCGTTTGCTTTTACTTTTTCTTTTACTTCAGTTTTATGCGTATCTACTCTAGTTTTAGAATTAGCCTTTTCTGTTTTTGTTAAATCGTTTGAGCCATCCGTAAAACGTTTATTAGTTTCTTGAAAGTCTTTAACGGCTGAAGTCCAACTACCACTTAGTTGATCATAACCTTTGCTTAATGTATCAAAGTCAAGTGTGAAAATACCTTTTAGTATATTTCCAGCTCCCATCCCTACATTTTTAAGCAAAGAAAACAATCCAAATAAACTTGAATAAAATATACTTACACCTTTAATTACATAAGGCAAAGCAGTCAAAGCAAGTTCAATAAAAGCATCAAGCAATGGCTCAAACACTTTCATAATACCACCTAGAATCTTTTCTAATCCGATAAATAAAGGTTGCAATTTCTTCATTGCAGTTTCTGATTCAGAGAACGCTGCAACTAATCCTCCTACTGCGGCAACGATTAATCCAATACCAGTTGCCTTTAAAGCTGATCCAAATGACTAGAAACGTTTTTAGCGGACTTAATTTTGTCCTCTAAGTCATCAATCTGATTGAATAAGTTTTTAAATTCTTCAGTTCCAACTGCCGTGTTTTTTAATTCACGCTTTAAAGCCTTTAATTGAGCAATAGATCCTTCAATGTTATTATTAACATTAATATCTACTTCGATGTCTTTTGCCATTTGTAATTTCGTTTAATTTGATTCCATCCTTTTCTTATTGTCGTTGGTAATTCATATTTACCTTTGGCAATTTCAATCGTTTCGCTTTGATTATAGTGATTTAATAATCCTAGCATTTCAATTATTTGCTTTATCATATTG